CGTTAACACTGCCACGATATTTAACGGATATGGTTGCGTCTGTTTAATGACCCAGCGAGTATCTGGCTCCCAACCGCCTTGAATCGTTTTCTTGACATCGGTAGATCTCATCGGCGGGACTTCATCCATGGGAGCACCAGCCGAGCGAAAGTCAACCAGGGATTCGGTGGAGCCCAGCACGCCGTATGTCAATCCTGTCGTATCTTCGACCCTAATGCTGATTTGCGATGCTTTCTTCTTCTTCGACAATGAAGCACCAATCTGTGAGCCACCTTCAATTGGCAGTGATACGACTTGGGCTGTGTACGTATATCCGACATACACGTTTGTAGCTGTGTCAGTTAAGGTGATTTGACCACTACTGACAGTCTTGTCTCCAATGTATGCACCATCAGCAACAACTCCCACTGTCTCTCCTTCAAGGTGCGATAGCCCTGTGATAGTAGAGGTGGCCGTTCCAGTATACTTATAGTGGCTGTCAAGAAAGGCCAGATTGAGGTTGTCAGTAGCAGACGATGGGTAAATGCTTTTGGTGAGCTTCTCTACATAGCGCACCTCGGCACCGTTGATCAGTCGCTTTACCACCATGTATAAAGCATCTTCATCCGTTGCCGTGTCATACAGCGAAGCGATAGATTCAATCACAGCGTTTGTGCCGCCAATGATGTGTCTGTGGTAAGCGATAACCTTTTGCTCACGATCATAAGTTGCACCTACAAGCTGTCCGTCATTGCGAAGAAGCCACAAGACACCGTACGGTTCTTCTTGGTAGCACAAATCAACAGCTTGATCTGCTTGAAACAGATGGTCAGCAAACACAGTGATGTTTGCTGCCACGTGACGATCGATCTCAAAATTGTAGGTTAGCTCACGCAGCTTTCTACCACCTTTCTGGACGTACAAAGTGGCGACGCCAACCTTCTGAGCTGGCAATGTTTGCTGAGCCCCGGAATTTGTTTGTGGTGCAATTATTGTGTTGGCCGGAGTCATCGGGTCGTTGATGCTCGCTGCCTTCATCTGATACACCCCTCCGTCAGTTCCTAGAAGCAACACCGGCCCTGAAGATAAAAACGCTGGGATGCTGATATGGTTATCGGCATAGGTCTTATTGATCGCATTGTCGTCCTCAACAGATGAATCGGCCTCTGTTGGAGACATGTTCTCGAAGTCCCCAGAAACAGAACTCCAAATAGTGTGGGGCTGCGCTTTAGAACCAGCAAACACAAGGCGCTGCTCATGAAACACCACAGTGCGAGGATAGCCTGTGGTTTCTGACCATGCGCCTAACTGCCATAGCTTAGTGTATCCATGGTTGTAAATTTGATTGTTGGTTTGGTCTGGATCAACTGGTGGGGTGCTGTTAAGGGTAACGTCCACATTCGTAGAGTCAACCACATTGGTGATAGTTCCCCAAACCTTAGTCCCGTCGTAATCAAACCTGAGCTGCCGGCCAACGTCTCCTGAGGAAAACAAAGCGTCTGATGCTGTTACCTTAGCTGTGATAGTCCGCGTACCCGGAATAATAATATCTGTTGGGTAAGTCGGAGGAGTAGCAATTGCAGCCAAAGCAGCAGTTGTAGCAACCTGAGTTTGACTGATGTAGGAAGTAATCTGGTGCCAGCTATCATTTCCAGAATTGTCACGAGCATACTTACCAACATCCCCAGGGCCAAAAGTGATAATCGTGTTAGGTATTGCATCAAGCTGTGGGCCAGTGGTAAACGTGATCTGAATATCATCCGGTGGTGTAAAATATGAGTCCACTTCGTCGACAACCACCTCGTTGGCTGAAACGTATGAAGTGATTTGGCCTAGCCGCCACTGGTCACCATCGCGCCATTCAACATAGTCGCCAACATCTCCACTTACAAAAGCGGCTGTGCCAGTAGACCAGCTCAAGGTGCGTGAGTCTACGATTGTGTGTATTTGTAGCGTAATTTCAGTTTTGTTGAGATCGAAATACGGACCATCTGTGTTCGCATAATTTGTCAGCGTCCACATAGTGTGAGCGGTTCTGCTCAGCTTTTTCGGATAATGATTCTTGTGCACCAAATACAAGACGTCTGCAGACTGAGTCCATTGTAGCTCGAAGATCTCGTCTTCCGTATACGGTGTTGCAATGGTGATTGGCATGCCTGATACTTCAACAAGCGCGTCATTACGATAGATTCTAATGACGTAATCACCGAACTCAAGCATGTAAGCCTGCTCATCTGAGAAGGTGAAAGGAACCAGGCGAGTCCGTTTGGATGAATCGTGAACCTCAGAGAGATGCTTAGTACCAGGGCGATTGCGCAAGCCTCCTTGTGGCATCACTTGAAAATTCTCGATCGTCTCAGCGCCGTTGAAGTATTGGTTAATGTCAACACGACCACGGATCTTATGTGAAACCTCGCCTGTAGTGAAGTTGGTTTGAAGTGTATCTGCTCTTGGCATTAGGTCATGGGGTCACGCACGAAACCACGATCACCACGATAAGTTTCACGCGATTCCAGCCATTCGTCTGCCTCGACTTGTGGAGCAGGATCTTCAGTAGAATCAACAAAGCCAGCGTCACGTTTGAGCTGGGTGAAGTAGTTGAACAGATCGCGTTGAATCTGTTGTTCACCTGTCACAGTGTAAGAGATCTTGAAAGCAAGGTGAGCAGCACAAACCTCAGCTGCCATCACGTCCCAATTGCCATAATTCGTCTCATCGAAAGTGTAGCGTAGGTTGATACTGGAAGCATCTGTGTGGACGTGTTTACCCACAATCTTATGTGGGAAATCTCCGTTCGTAACGGAGAGAACCCGGAGACAATCTCCGGGCAATTGAAATTCATTGGTGTAGCCAAATGCTGGGGTTGAAGTCAAAGCGGCTAAGGTTTCTCTGGCTTCAGCGAAGTTCCACGGATGTTTACGCAAAACAAACTTCCTAGAAATAGGAAGCATTCTGTAGCACACTCGACCTTCTGTCGTATCATCTGACAACGAAGTCAGAAAGTTCGAAGTGCCAATTAGCGATAAGGCGCTGTTTGCAATTTCAACGTCTGCAGGCATGGTAGAAAGGGGGGAGGGAAACCTCCCCCCTGTGATTTAGTCAACAACGTACGTGATGTGGCCGTTGACGTCTTTATCAGCGGCAACTGCGGTCGAGCCTGTGTCATCGAAGAACTTCATGGTGATCTGGACTTCTTTGTCCGTCACATAGCCATAGTTGTTCGTCAATGTGTTAGCTGCGAGGCCGGGGTCACCAGCTGCGTGGATGTCAACCGCACCGTCGATGGTGAAGAAGTTATCGTCGTCGGCGAGAGTACCAGCTTCATTATAGTAGCCGGTTCCATCGTTTCCTCGGATGCCAACGTCAACCACTTGGTTAGCACCACCAGCCTCACACGCCCACTCAATGCCGAGGATGCGAGCACCCTTGGGGATCACGGCGAGGATCACCTCGTCGTTTTCAACCATAGTAGACGTGGGATCGTCGGTGGTGTTGAATTCCCACCAAGCAACACGCAACCGACCACCCAATTCATTGGGCTTGAGAGGCGAGTAGTTGGGTGGGGCAACCTGCAACTGCTGTTGTGATTTGTAATCAGCCATAGTAGCTTACCTTTCTCTTAGAGGTCACTATCGCATTTCACGATGTACACACGTTCTTCCCACATGCGAGTAGCGCCAGCATTCATCGAGGCGTAAACCTGGACGGAATTGCGCTTGTCTCGCCGGGGACCGACATCGACCATGATCTCCGCGCCAGAAGCAAGCAGAAGACCGGAGCCAGCAAACGCGATGTTGTCCACCACGTTATTGCCGTCAGTCGTGAGCTTGTTGGACCACACAAAGTGGAAGCCCATGAACCGATCAACTTCACCTTCGACAAGCGCCTTGATGTTGTTGTAGTCACTGCTTCCAATCTCCTGCTGCCGAAGCAACGATTGAATCTGCTCAGGATCACAGACCCAGATCAGAGGCTCTTCGTCACCAACCTCACCTTGACGAAGCAACGTGCGCACGCGACGGAGCTTACCGAGGGTGAGGTTAGAATCAGCAGCAGCACCGGACTCAACATAGTCGACTGCAATGGTGTTAGCAGCCGGAAGAGAAACAGTGGTGGAGCCAGTTTTGCCTGTATAAGCCACAGCAGAAGCAGACTCAATCAGAAGATCGTCATACTTACGGCCAAGAGCCCAAACAGCGTTCGTGACGTAACTCGAAGTTGGATCAGCCAACATACGAATTTTGTCCTTGCGATCAACCAAATCCGCGAAATCAAAGTCTCGCAGAGCTACTCGACGCCTGTCATGGGGAGTCGAGATAAGCGGGGTATCAGCATGACGATTCGTCACTTCGACCGCCTCGACGGACTCAATACGGTCATAGTACTCGAACTCAGCAGACTGAGTCTCGTTACGCACGTATTTGCGAAGTTTGGAACCTTTTTGCTGCAGCCCCATCTCAATGTTAGCTCTGTAAGCTTGGACCAACGCGGTATCAACTTGAAATGACATGTTTTACCTTTCGTTTAGTTTACAGTTTGTTGAGTGGGTTTTGGGTTTCCGCCATACAGCGGCCCGGCATGTCAGCAAGGCCCGAAGGTTCCCTCGCATTCACATGGACAATCTACATTGTTGTATGCCTATGTACAATCTTTTTTAACGGGGAAAATTAGGCTGGTTCAGTCCCCGGGAACGCCTGACGGTAGAGGTCACGCCAGCGTTGAACAGCTGCTTGGTGGCCTGGATCAGTGACTGTTGTGAGGGCAGACATGAACTCTTGGTTCGTCTTGAGTTTGTCGATCTCAAGCTTTGCCTTAGTCTCATTCATCACATCGAAGTTGCCTGAACCTGCTCCAATCAACGATTCATCATCAAGCACCTTAGAACCAAGGTCGTGCATGAATTTCACCATGTCAGGGTGAGACCCTAAGCCTGATTCATCGAGATAGTTGACGAATTCGTCTGAAGCGAACTTTTTAAGAGCCGCACGAGCGATGTCCACAGTTTGCTGGGTTTTATCGCCAAAGATCTCTTGCAGCTTTGCTTGAGCTCCATCTCGCTCTGCTTGAGTTGCTTCTTGATGTGCTTTGAAATCCGAACCCAGTGTCTCATGATACCAGGTAAGCAAATCATTGCCTTGCTTCTCAGACAAACCAAGCTCGTGCATCTTGGTTTTTGCTGTATTGAGAAACTCTTCATTAAGCGTAAAACCTTCCGGAGCCTCCCACTCAGAAGACACATTGTATTTGTCAGCTGTTTCTGGGCGACCGAGCTTGTTATAAAAGTTCGCTCGATCTTCATCAGTGGCATCAGGCCCAGGCAAGGCTACACGGCTAGATGCCATTTGAGTAGCGGCCATCCATGACTTACCCAAATCAGCGACTGACTTGATGTCCTTGAATGTGCCGAAGTTCCTGATGTCCTCTGGAACTGCTTGTTGCCAATTGTCCGGAATGATGGGCGCCCCGCCTGTGGGATCACCTGGTTCCGGATTACGAATAATCCGCCATGTGGTCTTCATGATACTTTATTTGTTCTTGTATTATTTGTTGTTCTGTTTTCTCGTGTCCATAGACCTGTGCCAATATCGACAACACAAGCCTTCGTGCTCCCTCATTGAGTGCCGTCTCGTAGGGATCACCTTTAACAAAAGTCGATTTGTTTACAAAACCAACCTTCATCAAATGCTGTAGAACGAACTCTCCTTCTGGTCCATCAAAGATTCGTTGGTAAGATCGGCGAACCGAATTCCTATCCAACAACATGTCCGCTATTCGTCTTATTCTGTCCATATTACAGTAGTGCGCTTCCACCCAGCGCTTCTTGTGCTTCTGCTACGTTCTTAACAGCTTGACTGGCAGGTCCCGCAACCTCAGCCATTTGCTGCATTTGTTGTTGCTGCTGGCGTTCTTGCCTGATAGCAGCAATCTCTTCAAGTGACCGAACAACAACCATAGGAACCTTTCGAGCTTTAGCAAGCTCTTGAATCCACATGTCATCATCAATCGCGTCAATGACATCAGGTTTCGCCTGCGCCATGGGAATGAGGTCTTGAAAGAATTGGGCCATCGCCTGGGCTTTGACACCGGTTTGAGCACGAGCAGCGGCAGACTCATACCCAACACGCAGACGATGGCCCTGCAGGGAGGGCGGAGCGGGTGGAATCCTCCCTACAAGGTCTAATAGACTGTAGCTTCGCATGATCATGTGATCAAGCAACTCAGATTGCAGCCTGCCTAGCATAGGAGACATTTTTCGCAGTTTTTCATCACGACGATCAGCAACTTCAAAGGCGGTCATCTCAACCTTCTCCTTCTCCATCTTGATCACATCGTTAAAGAAACACTTACGAATGTGTTCTCTCTTTTGTTCCGCTTTTTCTTCGCCGATTGGGTATGTCACTGACCCCTTAGGAGTGAGCAACTCAGCCGGCTCCATTCCCGGCTCCCTAAAGATTATCGACCCCGGAGATGTTCGAATGGGAAGCATGAATCCTTCCGATTCAGCTTGAATCGGAGGATCAGCAAGTTTTTGCGCTGCTTTGATCAGCGTAATCTCCATCCTATTCAACATCTTGATGTCAGGCAAACATTTTACGCCTGGCCCTTTACCATAGATCTGACCAGCCAACTTCAACCAGCGAGGGCAATGAAACGGGAAGCTATCAAAACCACCTTCCTCAAGAATATGTTT